ATCATCTCATACAACTTGGCCGCCAGCCAGCGCCATGATGGTGGGAAAAGCATTTGGAATGCGCTAAACACCTTTGGACCATGACTTCGATCGCAGCCACTAATATCGACATCAGCACGTACATACTGTACACTGCCGTCTACCTCAGTTTGAGCGATGAAGCTTCCGTCATCGGAATGGATGAACCCGGCGAAATCTCCGTCACGCGGTCCATCTTTCATGGTGTTAGCCCACTGGTCGAGTTCAGTTCTGTTGACTCTTTTTATGAACCGGATACCGTTCTCCATGTCCATGTGTTTGGCCAGCGCCTCCTTGATGAGGGCGATAATCACTGACCCGATGAGCGTAGCTTTGATACCGAGATTCACGTATTGGCGAGAAGCCTTCCCAGGCTTAGCCTTTTCTTTCTTGTGTTTGAACTCGTTACAAATCCGCTCCTTCACCTCGAGGAAAGCTCCATTGCGCCTCAAGTCTTCGCGCTCGTTGGCGTAGGCCTTCCTCTTGTCAGGGGGGGCCTGTTCCACGGCCAGATCAAGGAGCTCGTCCCACGAAGCCTCGCAATTGCTGATCACGTACTGGTGGACAACTTGGCGCAATTCCTGGGCCGTAGCCTGAAATCGATCTCCGTGTTTCGCCTGGTTGCGAATACACTCGTCATGGAGACCAGGAATGTCGGGCTTGCGCACACCAAAAGTCCTTGTGGACATCCTCTGGAAGTTCTCAGTACAATCCATATTGGTATGTACTCCCATTGGGATGCCCATGTAGACGGTGTCGTAACCGCCCGCACAAAAGTAAGGAATTTTGGAAATGTCAATGAGACCGTTGCTCCAGGCTGAACCTTTGAACTCCCACTGTCCATTGAATTGGTACGTGAGTGGGGCGACTGGTTTAGCGTGGACTTCCCGTGTGATCCCGTGATAGGTGACTTGCCCGAGGGGAGTGCCGGAACGATAGAAGTCAATCCTTTGCTCCTTGACCTGACCCAAACCCATGGCATCGATTACCACGAACTTCTGGTATGCTGCGTTCACAGTATTGGCAAAAATGACCGGATCGGCGGTTGGATACCAGTCTGGGTAGTTGTACTTGACCAGAGCGGTGAAGTTGGCTTGAACCAGATCGAGTGGAGCTCCGTCCTTCGTGAGAGTGCGCGGACGCGCAGCTGGTGCCCTCATGAGGTATTGTAGCAGATCGCTGTACACCATCACCAGTTCAATGTTGTTGTAGCCTAGGGCTCTCAGCGTATCCACTTTCCGTGTGGCCGTCCCGAAAGTGCCACCAAGAACGATGGCCCTGACGTTTCGGGTGACTTTCCTCTCCTCCTTCGTATGGGAGGTGCCCTCGAAACCACAGTACCTTGCACATGCGGCAAGCACTGACGAGGCCTTCTGCGCTAGGGAGTAGTTAGCTACATCACCCAGGCGGGCCAGTTTGAACATCTCGGTGTCCAGACTTAGTGGTGGTTTATACTTCAGGGTCCTTGACTCCTTTGCAGGTGGTATGATGACTTTTGGATGCTTTGGCTTTGTTGCATCGCCTGGCTGAGCTGGAGTCGGCGAGTTCGGGGAACTCGGCGGGTTCACGGAGTTTGGTTTGCTGGCCGGGGCGTTCGGATCCATCGTAGCGTTAGCTACGGGCTTCGCAACTGTTGTTGACACACTGTTGACCGTTTGGTCTGCCTCTGTCGCAATGACAGGTTCGACACCTTTAAGGTGGACTTGCGTGGATTTGCTAGATCCATGATAGTGTGTTTTCTTTTTGCAGTCGTTCGGATTCGGACACCTCCTCATCTTCTTGAGGAGCAACCGGAGTGCTCCTCCAGTTGGTTTGGAGTCTCCGGGTTTACCACCGCCTTTCGTACGGCGATGGTAGTGTGAAGGTTTTTTGCACGCTGTAGCGGTACAGAGGATTGCTTCGACCTCTTTAAATTTGCCTTTCTTCCCGCCCTTGTGAGGGTGCTTGTGAGCAGCATGGCCGAGATTGTTCTTGGCTATAGCTTGGTACTTCTGCTCTACGGGGTTGGAGGCAGCCTTCTTGTCGTGAAGGGCTTGTTTCTTGGATACCTTTCCTGGTTTGGTACCACTAACTGATTTGGGTTTGGCCTTTAGTTCCACACTGTCAGCTGGCGGTGCGGATGGCGTTGGGTCGAAGAACTCGGCCCAGTTTTTGGAGGCATATTTGCTCTCCTTATTTTTCTCTAAATTCTTCTCTACCTTCTCTACATGCTTAG